GTGGGAGAAAGGAGAAAACGTCTACCTCCGCCGACCCGGCACCCAAATCTTCTTCTGGATCACCGGTGGCGGTTTCATCATCTGGTGGCTTGTCGATTTCTTCAGGATCCCCGGCCTTGTCGAACGCCACAACCACGAAACCGCCCGCCGCATCATGGCCGACATCTCCCAACTCCAAATCCCCGCAAATCCACCCCAAACCTAACCCCAACCCCACAAAACCCCCAATCTCACCCAACCTCCCCGGGGAAAAACAATTCCGCCCCCCATCCCACAAAAACATGATGCGAGACACACACCCCAGGACGTTCTTTTCAATCTGAAAGCTTACTTATTGTCCACAATCCACCCGCGCCGGGACTCCTGCTACAAACTACCGCCGCAAAACTCACCCAAACTTCACCCGTCGCGCCTCACTCAACGAATGATCCGCCCGCGTATGAGTGTAAGTCCGGAGAATTAAAACCCCTCCGTCTTTGTGTCCCGCCCACTTCGCCACCGTCGCCACGTCCACCCCGGACTCAATGCACGACGTGATGAAGAAGTGTCTCAAATCATATGGGCGAATCTTCGGCATCCCCAACCGCTCGCACGCGTTGGACAAGGCACGAACCGGACTGGAAACCGTGAACAGCTTCCCCTCCCTCTTCCTCATCCGTTCCCGGTCGATCACCGCCGCGAGATGGTCATTGATAGGAAGCAACCTTTCTTCCCGGTTCTTTGTTCCTTCCTTTCCGCCTCGCACCGAGAGCCAATCCCCTTGAATATCTTCAGCCGCCAATTCCCTCAACTCACCCGGGCGGCATCCAGAGTATGCCATGAACTCAACCATTGCCGCCACCTCCCGCGAATTTCTCTTTCCTTGTCGCCTGATACTCTCCGCCACCGCCTTCACATCCTCTCCGCTTGGCATCACCCGCAATCGCTTCCGAACCGGCCTCCGCTCCAGGCACTCCGCCGGACTCTCCCCCAATCCTCGCGCCTTCCAACACATCGAGAGGACAGCCTTCAACACCCTCAACTTGTGATTCACGGTCACCGGCTCCCATTGCTCACACTCCTTTCGCCACCACCGGCGCAAATCTTCAGATTTCAACACCCTCACCGGAATCTCACCCAGCTCACTCCGCTTCAATAGATCGGCCCGCTTCTCATAATCCGCCAAAGTGGATGCCTTGATCCGCACCCTCTCCGACTGCACCCGCAACCACTCAACGCACCAATCCCCGAACGTCTCCAGCTTCCCCAGCTCGCTCCTCAACTCCAAAGCCCCCGCATACTCAGCCCGCGCCTTCTCAATCGCTCTCGTGATACGAGTCTTCGCCACCGATTGAGACTTCGTTTTCAGGCTTCCCCGTCTCGACCGGCCACCGATTTTGGCTTGCCAATAATACGTGCCCGCCCTACTCCGCACCAGGTAACTAATCCCGGTCGACTTGTATTCACTCACGCCATCAACACACCACCCCAGCTCCCCGGGATCAATGACCCATTTCCGCCGGTCGTCCCTCTGCGGTCGTCCCTCTACAATTTCGAAGGCAATGAATACCGGCCAAACCATTGCAAATCAAAGACTTTGAGAAAAAGGGGCTGTAGCTCAGTTGGTTAGAGCAGAGGACTCATAATTACACGACTCTCCCCAATCTCACCCAACGTTCCCCGCCGTTTCAACGTTTTGGGCAACCTTCCGCCGGGGCCCACCCCCTGATTTGCTCTATATTTGCAACCGTCGGTCGTCCCTTTCGGTCGTCCCTGTCTGGTCATTGTCCGGTCATTGTCGGGACACCCTCTACCAACTCCGCGTCCAGAGCAATCGCCACCCGCCCGGCCTCGTTTCGCACCGGTGCGGGATCGACCAACCCGGCCCTGATCTTCCGATCCAAGGTCCGCACGCTCACCCCCACAATCTCCGCGAATTCCTCACGGGTGAAATGGCCACGGACCCCCGCCCGCTTCTCGATGCCTGAAAAATCGTCCACCGAGATCACCGGGCTCATCTCCTGATTGTTTTCCTGCCGCATCACCGGCCCCGCCGTCGTCTCCTTGTAAAAGACGATCACGCCCAGCACCACCAGGAAGACCATCGATTGCATCGCCACCACCAACTTCACGCCCCGAATCTCCCCCCGCATCAACTCTATTTCGTTGCGCATCCCACATGATAAAACGACACACGAACAACTATCAATTCACCATTGGGAAATGCGCATTTTTACCACTATCAAAACCACCCCGACCCACAGACTTAAAAAAACCATCATCTTCAGATCCAGGAACCCGGCCAGCCCGCGCCCTGTGTGCCTCCTCAATAACTCCCGGTCCCCCTCATCCTTCTCCGCCAGATACTCGTACGCGCTCCGAACGTGACAATACCCCGCCAGGATCCCAGCACCCTGACGGGAGGGAATGTTGGAAATCACCCCGTGTGCGAACCACCAATCCGACCATTCCGCGCCCAAATAGGACCCAAGCCACGCCATGAACCAATAGGCATTGTCAAACACCTGCCCCACGAACGACACCGCCACCCCCAAAAGCATCCACTGTGCCGCCGTCTTATGTCCCCTCACCACACCCAGGGCATCGGCACCCCATATCCTCAACACCACCAACGCAAGCCAGATCGTCGGCACCGTCAGCACCAACGACAACACCTCCGCCCCATCGCTCGCATCACTCATCGTCCGGGAATCTCTTCAGGAAGTCCCCATGTAATTGCTCAATCATGGGCACCACCTTTTTCGCCAAGTGGATCTCCCCCTCCAACCGACCAACCTTCCCCGACATCTCGACCAGCTCCTGTGTCGTCTCGTCATGCCGCTTCTCGATCCTATCCGACCGCTCCTCAATCTTCTCCACGCCCTTCTGATTGATCCGGTAAAGGAACACAATCACCCCGGCGAGCGTGCCCAGGGCGGACATGAAAAGACTATCAGACATGCTTCAACATCCTCCAGAAAAATACCGCCGCAACCCCTCAACATAAGCCCTGGCCACCCCGTCCACATCGTCCACGAACCTCTCCCGCTCTGCCGGATTGCTCACAAAGAACGGCTCACAGAGACAACACGGTGCCGGCGACGCCTTAATCATCCCCGACCCCCTCCCGCTCCGATTCTCAAAAATCCCATTGCTCCGCCTCGCCCGACTCCAGGGCGCGAACAACTGCCACGCATCCCGCATTGCCGACGCCAATCCCCGACTCTCCCGATAGTGGAATTCATGCCCATGGGCCTCCTCATAATCCACCGCGTTATAGTGCAACAACAACACCACCTCCGCCCCCGGGAAATGCTTCAGCACCCCCGACCGCATCTCCGCGCACCTCCGGGAATAAGCCTGGCTTCGATGCTCATAAACGAACACCTCCGCCCCCTGTGCCTCCAAAATCTCCACCATCCTTACCGCCAACTTCAGGTTCCACTTCCGCTCCCCCTCGGCACCGCCTCCCGGCTCATGCCCGATCACCAGGCACACCCGCCGGTTGAACAAGCCACCCGCCCCCGGACCACCGGGAGCGGGTGCTACCTCATGCTTACCCAAAACCAAAGCCTCCTCCTCATCGATCACCCGACGAAGATTCCGAAAGTCCCGCGGTGAATTCCGCGCATACCAAAGCAACGTCGTCTCGTAACTCATACCGGCCTCCTATTATTTCCCAGGGGCATCCACCCCCGGCTCTTGTATCTGCTCAATCACCCGCCCGGCCTCCACCGGGTCGATCCCAAACACCGGATTCCCCGACTCATCCAGAGTCACCGTGCAAGAGGGCAGGAAAAACACCAACCCGAAAGCCAGAATCACAACCGGCAACTTCCCGCCGCCTCCGGGCATCTTCCCCGTGTGATGCCAGTGACTCGACACTATCGCGAACAACGGCCCCAACACCGCCAGCATCGCCGTCGCCTTCTCCTCGTCCAGCAACTCAAACGTCACCATCGCCGCACCCAATGCCCCGGCAACCTTCCGAATCAGGCTCATCAGCATGTCAACCGAGTCCTTATTTCGGAACCCCCATGCCAACATCACCACCGACAACAACACGCCGGAAATCGCCTCGATTTGATTCCCCGAATACAGCCCCCACGCCGCCACCGCCGCGCCCGTCACGTTCAAAAGCTCCCGAACTTGTCCCGAAAATTGCTCCCTAGTCATGAGACGGGCGGGAACGTCAACAATCACACCTCCCTTCCCATCGCTGTCTGGAAGTCCTGCACAAGCGTTTCGAGAATATCGGCCTCCGCTTTGCTCAAACCATCCCCGATGATGTCCATGGCGGAATTGTGATCTCCAAAGTCTTCCGCCGTCCCCCCGTTATTACGAGCGAAGAGGTAAAGATTCACGCTCGTTCCATCAACTGCCGCATCCGTGTCATCATACTCGACACCGCCGCTCCTCGCGAATTGCTCTGCCGCACCAACCCGGCTCGCGAAATTGTGCCCCTCAAAACTCCCCGCATGAGTCGCCAAGACTCCGTTAATTGCCACCCCGTTCAAACCTGAAACGGTCATCCTCGTAGACGTGTCCACGCGCATCGCCGCACGGTCACCAGTCCCTCCGCTCGCCCCGATGAAATACCCGCCCGTCGTCGGGGAGGCCGTCCGGCAATAGGTGTAGAGGAACAAAGAATTGACCGAGGTGAAGTCCTCCGTCTTCAGCCCGGTGTCTCCGTAAAACGCGGTCCCGTCTCCTGTCACTCCATTGGCATCATGCGTCGGAGTGCCCCCCGTCCAGGTGATATTGGAATTGGCCTTCAGATCGATCGCATGGTCAGAAGCCGACCCTCCCATATAAGGGTAAATCGCCCGAAGCTTACTCCACAGTGAATTGTTTTTCAGCCCCAGCACGAACTTGTTCAACGCCGTTTTCTCTGCCTGATCCACGATCCCCGCCGCGGTCAAATAAGTGTCCGCATCGGAATCAATCGCGATGACAATATCATTCTCAATCGTCCAATAATAAAAGCTCCCGTCGAACTCCCACGACAAACGGTCCAGCTCATAGGCCCCCGTCGAGAGCGCAAAGCTTGATTGAGTCGCCGACCCGTCCGGCAAGGTCAGCGTCCTCGATCCCGTCGCATCCTGCTCCACGTAAATCACCCCCCTCATCCCGTTCTCCGACCCGGAAATTTCCAAGGTCCGGTTTCCGCCAAGGACGAGCTTGTGGGACTGAAAGGTTTTGTGCTTGTCGCAAGTGATCGTGACCGTCGTATCATCCTCCAGGTCCGCGAATGCCGGTGCGGTCCCCGGTGTCCAAAGCCCGGTTTTTGAAAACTCCGCTATCTCCGCAAAATCCGTCACGAACACTCCCTCATCGTTCACCGACCCCGTTTCGCTATTCGTCGATTCACCCTCGCTGCCTTCCACATATCCGTCATGATAAAGCCGCAGCGCGACATTCTTCCCCGTCGAGTCGAGGTGATGAGCCTGCCAACACATTTCACTGGGAATGCTCCGCGCCCCCCCAGGATACGCCGCGTCCCACGCGTGAGTTTGAAAAGAGAAGACCCTCGACGGCTTGAGCGTATCACTGGCCGATGCGTAACCCGAAACCAATTTGAGATAGTAAGCCGTCCGCAATGTCGAATTCCCCCCCAGCTGCATCGGCCCCCCGCAGGCAAAAGCAAAACGCCACCGAGAAGAAAAAATCATCTCTCCCCCGAATTGGTCGTGAGTATTGTCATGGCAAAGCGTGGCCATCACCGTATTCCCTCCATCCGGATCATACCAGACCAAGCCCGTGTTCGCCGGGAAGTGAATATTTCCAGGACCCGAAAACGCCGGATCCGCCTCGTCCACTCCCACATTCAACTCCGCCGTCACGATATTCCCGTCATCGTCCACGAACAACCCGAACCCATCCGACAAACCCAACTCCGCCCGCGCCGTCGCCACCTGTCCCGCGCTCAACCCCTCGCCGCTCGCCCGCTCAAAGGTCGCCACGAAGTCCTTGATATTCGCATTCCGCGCCTCCCGGCCCCCGCTGAAAGTCGCCCCGTCCCAGGTAAAGGTTGCCGACATATCCCCCGCTGAAAGCGAGACGGTCTTGCTGTTCCCCGCCGTCCCTTTCAGATCCACCGAGACTGTCAGCGTCGTTGCCGTCGCTACCGCCGTCAGCTCATCAAAGGCCGCCGGCCTCCCCGCAAATGTCGTATTGACTCCATCCACCGGGCTGTCCCCGTTGATATACGCCTCCAGCTCCGCCAGGAACTCCGCCACGGTCAGCCCCGTGTTGTTCGCGATATAGCTCGCCCCACTCGCATCTCCCGAGTCCTCGACATACTCCACCTGCGTCCCGTCGATCTCCACATAACTCGAATCCGGAGGACTCGCAAAGGCTCCCGTGCTGGTCAGCACCGCCTCCGCACTCAGGGCCACCACCGCCCCGATCGATGGCAACAGCTCTTCATCGTCCGCCCGATTGACATCATTCACGATGAGGCAATTCAAGGTGTTGGTCGAAAGCGTCCCGTCGTCCGTTGTCCAACTCACCTCCGCCATCGCCTCCAGGCTGGCGACATCATTGGAGTCATCTCCATCCACCTCCAGGGCCGCATCGATGGCCGTCATATCAAACGCCGCCGTCCCTTTGTAAATCCCATCCTCCAGCGTGAAATCCGTCACCGAAAGCAACAGATCGCCATCATATTTCCCCCGCTCCTTGACTCCATAAACCAAGCTCGCGCCCTCCGGCAAAGTCGCCGCCGTCACCCCCTCACAAAACTCCACCTCAATCGCCGCCGTGTCCCCTCGTTTATGCTCAAATGGACGCGGCGAAGAAGCCACTCCCCGGGATGTCACAAACCGACCCGTCAACAAATCCACCGTGATACGCATACCGCGCCCCGACCCGTCAACCGATTAAGGACCACTCGACCCCGCGCAATCACCCAGCGTCATCGTGACATCACCGGATCCAGTCAATAACCCATCCTCCCACACCAGCTCCGCAATCACCGTCGCGTCACAATCCACGAAAGTAATCGTACGATTCACCCCGTTCCCGGTGATCCTCACGATGTCCCCGTCCTGCACGATTCTGATTTGTCGCTCGTCCCCTTGCTCCCCCTGACCCAGGCTCCGAAACTTCGCCTTCTTCGTCGGGTCCACCGGGTCTGTCAGGTCCGGCTCCTCATAAATTTTCGCCGCAAAACCCGTCTCCCCGTCCCCGATGTTCTCGGCATCGAATCGCAATTTCACCACGTCGTCCTCCAGGAAGTCCTCCAACCCATACTCCCCCAAGGTCCGGTAAAATTCCAGCCGTTGTTCCTCCGCGTCCCATCCCTTGTAAGCGTCCGATCCCGATCCCCCCACGTTTTTCGCCTGTTGCAAAATCGGGCCAATTTCGATGTCTGATTTCTGCCAATATTTGATAACCGCCTGCGTCTCATCATCCGGGTCCGCCGATATCTGACAGAGCCGCCGTTTTTGATACTGTTCCGGATCCCCCGCCGCGTCCGCATCCCCAGGTTGATAGTGCGCACTATCCGTCACCGCCGCACTCTCCGCCGCAATCGTCGGGGTCCCTGTTAGAATCCCCTCCCCGGTCCGCTCAATCGTGCAATAGATATACCCGCCTTCCGGTACGAACACCACCGGCCTCTCCCCGGTCTCCACATCATTTTCATCCATCGCCGTCCCCCCGATCGTCGGGATTTTATAGTCTACCCCGTTCCCGCTATTCGCCGCCGCCGCCGGATTCATCGACACCACCCGCCCCGGTTCCAGCGTCACGTTCCACCCCTCCGCCGGTGGATCCTCGCCATCGGTCCCTTGCGAAATCGCCGCCACCGCGAACGGCGCCAGGTCCCCACTCTCATCCTGCCAACTCCCCCGCCGGGGAATCGTCAGCACCGTCCCCGCCGGGGTGTGTTTCCGCCGATACCCTACCCCGGGCTGGATCATCAAAGACCGCATGAAATCGACCATCGCATTGAAATCATCCGCCCGCACCGGATCCCCCGGCCTCACCTTCTCTGGTAATTTCATCTCTTAATCCTGATAATATCTCGTATTCCAACCGCCCTTACCGGACAGTTCCCAAGTCGCCTCCAGCTCATACACCCCGCCGCGCTCGTCACTCTGCAGACCCGTGAAAAGCCAATTCCTCCCCGCCGCCACCGTCGGGGGATCACCCTCCGGCGTGCTGATTTCCCCGATGTCATTCAGATTCGTGGGCAACTGGTCGTCCACCCACTTCTTGACCCAAGAAACTTTCGGATCCCGATACGCCTCGATCCCCTTCTGCACATCCTCAAAAAGCTCAATTTTCAACGGATCCCACCCGCTCGTGTCGATCTCTTTCAACGATTTCCCATCCTTCTCGCGGGGAGGATTCGTCGCCAACTCATACGCCTCCACAATGTCCGCGTCGTCCAGGTCATCGTATCGCGGATGCGTCGTAATCGGCTCTTCCGAAAGAGTCACCCGGAGCGAATACACCTCAACCGGACCACCACCACCCCCGGCCCCGCCGCCCGTGTTCGCGCCCTCGTAATTGACCCTGACCCGACACATCCCGCCCTCCGTCCCGACAATCTGCCGGTCCGTCACCGCCATGAACGGAAACAATTCCCAGGAACTCCCAATGTAGGGGAGCAACACCCCCACCCGATCTTTCTGACAGCTAAATTCCTGCCAACCCTTCCAGAGCCCGCGCCGATCACTCGTCGCCTCAAAGCGATAATTCTTCGTCAGATCCCCGTCGTCATGCACCTTGGCCATCGTCCCGTCCCGGACCGTCAATTACCCATAGACCGCAATGGGAGATCCCCCGCCGTCCCGCGTGTTGCGCTCGATCGTTTTCAACGTCCGGTTCCGCTCCCGGTCGAGAGACAGCCCACCCATTCCGGTAATCGCCGCACCACCCACCCGGGCCAGACTCGACACCATCGGGCGGACGACCCGCCCCATGATCCCCTCGCTGTCACCCAAGGCCAGATCACCCGCTCCCGCCTTCCCTTGCTCTTCCTTCGCCCCCTGATTGACCGATTCCCGTTGCTCATCCACGGCCCGACCAATCTTCTCCAAAGTTTTAGAAAGCCTTCCCCGCTCCGCCGATACATCCAAGGGGCCATTCTTCGACATCTCCTCCTTAAAAGCCCCCGCTGTCGAAACCACCGCGTTCGATAGACTCTCCCGATATCCCTCGCTTGCCCGCATCATAGCCGCCGCACCCGCTGAAAATTCAGCCTTTACCAGCATCCCGTGTTCTTTTTTTAACCGCTCCGAAATCCCAAAAGATTCCGCGACGGCACTCGGCAAAATCTGCATGAAAGCTTGTGCAATCGCCCCACCCAACCCCGACATGATCGAACGCAAACCGGACCAAAAATCTTTTTCAAAAAGAATCCTGAGACCCGAAACGATAATTTCCGGAATATTTTTGATGTATTCGATCAAAGAAGCAATCACCCCTCTAATCCCCTTCACCAGGTAATTAACAAATTCCTTTGCCGCCAACAACAACCCATCCCTCAACAAACCGGGCACAGCATCTTGTTTGAATGCCTCCACCAACATCGCCACCGCCCGCCCCACCTGTTGACCGATCCCCGACCAATCCACCGAGTTGAATTTTTCCAACACCGGCAACAACACCGGATTGATAAAATCCGCCATCCCCACGAACAACCCCCGCAGCTTATCACCCATCCCCCCCAAGAGATCACTCGCTCGATCGAAAGAATCCGCCGACCGATTCAAAATTTCCGCCTGACCACCCACGCTCGCCGCCGCATTCGTCATCGCATCCGCATTGCTCAACAAAGCCCCCAGCTCGCCCCCGGACCGCCCGAAAATCTGCATCGCACGCGCACTCCGCTCCGCCGGATCCTCGATCCCGGCCAAGGCCCGCTGAATCTCCGTGAATTGCTCCGCCGGACTCATCCGCCTCAAATCTGCCAGACTCAACCCCAACGCCTCAAACGCCCGCCGATACGTCGCCACCCCCTCCCCGGCCTCCACGATCGATCGCTGCATTTTCTGGATCGTCGGCTGCAATTTCTCGCCACTGATCCCCGCGTCCCGCAACGCCCTCTCCATCACCAACGCCTCACCCGCCGCCAATCCCGTATTCGCCGCGATGTCCGAAAGCCGCCCCCCCATATCCAGAGCCGACCGAATCCCCCGTGCCGAGGCATACATCGAGGCCATCGCCGCCGCCCCACCGGCCAGAGCCCCACCAATCGACAACCGCTTCAAACTCCCCGCCAACCCGGCCAACATCCCCTTGGCCCGATCCATCGCCCGACCCAGCCCCGAAGTGTCGCCCCCTACCTTATACGTCAACGCCGCCATACACCCCGCCCCAACTCGTCAACACCCCCCGGAATCACCCCGGAATCACCCCGGAATCACCCCGGAATAAAAAAAAAACGAAAAAAAGTGTCCTTTCCCCTTGCGCTCCCCACTTTTAAGTGTATTCTACAAACATCGGCAGGCAATAAAGCCCCGACAAACCAGACAGAACAATGAAACACCAAGTCACTTATACGAAGCTCGATGGAAGCACGAACACCATTAAGGGAAGCCTCTCCGATTTGGAGCGAAAAATAAAAAAGGCCCAAAAAAATCATCCAGGCCATGACCTATCCCCGAAATTCTCCCCGCTTGAGTGGGAACACCCCGACTTGAGCGGCGAGGCTTTTTCACTGCTCTCCGAATCAGGATCATTTGTGATTCAGTATGAAGCCTTCCACAACGACAGCTCGAAATCATGGAATGGTGTAATCTGGAATAAGACCTTCAGCGATAATAATGGACGCCCGTTCACCTTCAACTCCGAGGATGACGCTGAAAAGTTCCACGAACTCATGACCAAAACCCCAAACGCAATTTACAAAATTTCGACAACAATCCCCAATTCCTAAGGGTTAAATTTCACTAAACCAAGAAAATGAAAGAATACCACGCCACTCAAAAAAGCAACGTACTCAACTGGGCTTTTACCGGAACCCTCACCGAAATCGCCGATTGCCTCACCGGAGACGGGAAGGCCCAAATCCTCGAAATCGAAGCCGAAAACGAAGATTACCCCGAAGAAGCCAAGACCCCGGGGATCTACTATACCCCCAACTGCGAAGCATGGGACCTTGAACGCGCCGGGGGGCTTGACAATAAACGAAACATCCTCGGGAGAACCCCGATGGAAGCCGCCATCATCGCCATCCTTCAACACGATGGAACTCAAGCCACTCTGGAAGAACTGTCATGAAAATCACCTGCCACCACCCCGCCAGCTCCTACGGAATCCCCGTCATCCTCGATGATGACGGGGAGCCCATGGACTACACCCCCGGCCTGAAAGCCGTCCTGAAAAAAATCGGCTGGACCCGCGAACAAGCCGCCATCGAGGCTGGCTACAAATCCGCCCGGTCCATCGAAAAATTCTTTCAGGGTGTCCCGCCGTCCGCGCAACTCCTCAACCGTCTCGCCGTCGAGTTGGATCGACAATAGCGACAGACTCCCACCTCACTCCCCCAACAAAGGCCCCGCGTTCTCGCGCCGGGCCTTGATTCGTTGGAACTTCTCCCGCATCGTCTCCGCGGTCCCCCGCTCCGCCTTCCGGCCCCGATCAAATTTCATCGCCACCCCTGCCGCAATTCCGGACGCATGGAGAATCCCCAAGCCCTTCGCCATCGGGAGCCGCCACAAAATAAAACGATCACTCCAGCCGGTCTCCCGGGCAATCCCGGCCAGGTACATCACCCACCAGTCCGGCGAGTCGCCTTCTTCCGGTTCTTCGCTCCAGCCCCCCGGCTCACGGTCTTTTTTTTTGGCGACGCCCTCGCCGCTTCGATCTCCGCTTTCTCCGCTTCGATCAATTCCCAAAACTCCCCGACATCTTCCGGAGTCAATCCCATTGAGATTTCCTTCGCCTTGACCTTCCACTCCCGGTCATCGGCATCCACTACAAACTCCGCCAGTTCCCGGTCATCCATCGCCACAACCAGCAACATCTCGAAGAGGTCATCTTGATTCACCGTGTCCCCCTTCTTCGCCCCCATCACAATCGGATTCTCCCGCTCTTCCAGGATCACAATCCGCCCCGCCGTCAAAGGGTGTAACCTCTGCCCGCAGAATTTCGGGCGGCTCTCAAACAACATCATCGGCACTCTCTTTTTCTCACTCATCGATCAAATTTCCCTAAAATTTTCTCCTCCATTTCCGCGGTCGCATTGCTTGGCAACATCGCCACCGCATCACCGGCCCGCATGAAAACGTAATCCCCCAACCCCGCCAACTCCCTTTGAGTCTCTTTGAAATTCCATTGAGCCGCCATCGCATAGGCAAACGGATGCTCCGGATTCTTCTCGATCCAAGACACCCCTTCCTTCCACGCCTTGACCAGCTCGACCGTCTGCCACTTCCCGCACTCGCTCACCGGCGACAGGAAGTATTGATACCTCCGCCCATGCTCATGCTCCGGCGTAATCACCCGACACCGCTCTCGACCCACCGGCCTCACCCCCACCGCCATCAATGCCGACAACAAAAAAATGTCGCGCGTCTCAAAGTCCTCGCGAGAAGCTGCCGACATATTCACCACTCCCTCATTCATCACCCCGAAAAATAGAGACTCCCGACGGAGCAAGGGAGGGTGGAGTGGGAAGTGGGAACCCGTCTCCTTGTCCGTCGGAAGAAATTAAAAATCAAACTCATCGCCCACTCCTCATCCACTTAGGATTGCAAGGTCCCCAAGGTCGGGAAGTAAGTCCCCCCGAAATCCAGACCACCAAAGGCCCGGTTCTCCCGGCTCCGACGCCCTGATTTCACGATGGCCTTGCCACTGGTGCCCACCCCGAACTCGTCGTAATCGGGATCATTCCCCAGGGTGATCGCCGCGCCCAGTCCCGCCGACAAGTCCGCCGCGCTCGACTCAAAACCGCTCGCTTCGAAGTCCACCTTGGGATTGAAAAACGCCCCGGAGACATCATCGCCATCCTCGTCCCCGAAGGTCACTTCCTCAATCGCAAAAGAGGAAGTGAAGGATTGAATCGTCATCCCGGTCTCCGCCGTCACTCCGAAGATACCCGTGCCATAAACAGTCGCCGCCATAATAATGTGCCTCCCGCCGTCAACTGACCGCACCCCGGAATTGCGCAGTAAAACCTACCTCTCCCACAAACCAATCATCCTCCACCCGCCACGCTCCGGAATCGCTCCGCAGGTCGTAAACCTCCAGCTCCTCTTCTCCGATCCCGCGCTCATTCTCATCATCATTCAACCACTCCACACACGCCGTCAGACTCACCCCCGCCACCGTTAAAGCACTCTCCACTCCGGCCAACAACTCCCGCCGGATCGTCTCCGAAACATCCCGCGCCTTCATCTCTAACAGAATCTTCCCCATTACCGAATACACCCCATCCAGCACCTCATGCTCCTCCGGTTCCTCCGCGTCCAGGGTTACATTCAGGGATCCCTTCGATCCCTCATAATCCCGCATCCTCGGAGTCACCCCGCCGGGAATCCCGATCGCCACCCAGTCAACAGTCTCCGATAAATACTCACCCAATGCCACCAACAGACGATCACTCGCTACCATGACCCGCTCCCGTTCGTCAATTCACCCGCCTTAAAACGCGGATGGGACTTCCCGCAACCACTCCGCCACCCCATGAATGACACATCCAGATTGGTTCAAAAAAAGATCGCTTCTCGCATCGTAAGCCACAAGAAAAGACCGCCCCTCACCAGGCAAAGCCGCCAAGTAAACCTTCAAGTCTTCAACAAGAACAACACCCTTTTCATCCCGGGCCACAATCCCCCATCTGTCAGGAACCCCGACCCGGCTCATGATAGCGGAGGCCGCTTCTTTCGCAGATTCATCAATTTCCCTTCCAGGATCAACTTCCCCATAAAAATCAGACACCGATCGATCTATCGGCAAATCCCCACGCTCCACCAAAATATTCACATTGGCAGCACGAAGTGAAATAGACGCGAAACAAAAATTTTCCCACATCTTCTTATCTCTGACCTCTCCTTTTTCAATAGCGTATCCCATGTTAAACCACCGTCGCGTCAACCATACCGCTGTCCCGTTCATCAATTCACCCCCCGCCGATTCGCCTCCCGCTCCGCCTTCTTCGCCGCCGCCCGTTCCTTCCGTCGCAAAGCCGCGAGCAAGGCCCGGTCCTTCCGCCTCATCACGTCGCGAATCCCACTTTCCCCCATCACTCGCTTGCTCGCGACGTGTTTAGGATCCGCCGAAAATTTCCACATCGCGCCGGTCACCGCCCGCCGTCGCCTCGATCTCCCCCGACTCCTCGCCCGCAAGATCCATCCTTGAAATCTCCCTTTCAGCTCCGCCGGATCCCCGGCCACCATCGCCCCCTTCGCCATCCCGACCCGCGCTTGCACCTCCGCCAAGTAAGCCTGGAACACACTGACCACGATTTTCTTCTTACTCCCCCGCCGCGTCCGCCCCCGACTCCCCCGTCTGCTCTCATGCCATCGCTTCGCCTCCGCCCGATTCTTCACCACGCCACTCCCCATCCTCGCCCGCTCCGGCACCACTAGGAAGATTTTGAGCAAGTCAGACTTGACCGCATTCTCTCCCATCTCCCGCGCCTTCTTCCCACTCCCAAATGGTTGAGTGCGCCTCACCACCGAATCCCGCACCACCTTGGCCGAGAAATCCGCAAACTCCCCCATCCGCATCCCGGCCCGCCGCTTGAACCGATCAATCTCCCGCCGCGTCTCCGCCAATCCCCTCACCTCAATCTTGACCTTGACCATCACTCCGTCTCCAGTTCCACGCTCCAGGCCACATCTCCGATTTCCCTAAGACAGCTCACGACCCTCATCGTCTGCCCGTCCAGGTCCAACAAGGTTTCCCTCTCCAATCCATCCGCCGGAAGATACGCCAACCGCACCCGCACCGTCACCCGGAATTGCTCCCGCGTCCCGCCCGTCTCCCATTCTTCCCGACTCTCTTCTCCGCTTCTCGCACAGGGAAACGTCTCCCCATCGTAATCAATCGACCCCGGAAAACAGTCTTCCAGGATCAACTGCGATTGCGTCAAAAACTCACCACGACTCGCCGCCAAACTCATATCCCGCCCGTCGTCGTCAATCGCTAAAAAAACGGCCCGACGGGCAGAACCCGCCGGGCCGTGCAACACACAGCATTCTGCAAAGAAAACTTTTTAGTCAGTCGCGCCCTCGATGACCTTGCCGGCCGTGGTATCACCAGCCGCCGCTCCGAACATCACGCCGAGACTGGACCACCGCGCACGCGTCGCCAGCGAAACCCAGCTCGACATGTAGACCATGAGCCCACCGGGAATCTCAACCATGATCCGATCCTCCAGGGCAGCAATCAATCCGTCGTCCGACTGTGGCTCACCGGAAGCATAAACCAACGCATCTTGCGTGCCGCAGAACCCGATGATGTCAGTCCCCGCTCCGTCCCAACGATTATTGACGTGGATGGAATCGAACCCGTACGCCCCTTGCTGCCCAGGCCGGAAACTTTCCGCATTGGTCGGCAAGAGTTGCGCATAGTGCCCGCCATCCAGAATGAGATTCTTCGTCGGGAAGTCTTTGCACGCGGCCCAAATCGTTTTCGTGTCCGCCGGCGCGAAAGAAGCCGCCGCTTTGTCCACCACCGCCGACCCAAAGTTGGCTTCGGTGATGGGAGCAAAGAGCGCGTCCCGGATCGCATTGCCCAGGACCTGCATGTTCTTCTGAACGAGATGGGACACACGGTGCCCGTTGTTCATCTCCGCCTGAGTGGCATGGAAACTCACGTTGTGTTCATCGACCGTCACCGACCGCTGAACCTTGGTGGAATCTCCGGACTCATAGCTGGATGGATTGGTGGACGCAGTCGCGCCCGCTGTCACCACACCGACTTTGACCGACGCGCCGGGGGCAATCGGATTGACCTCGATCTGGTGAGTGAATGAATTCACCACGGAGAGCAACGGCCCCAGGGTGGTAATAGCGGCTTCCTCGACAATGTCAGGAACCAAAGTTGATGGAATGGTATTTGCCATTTTTCTAAATTTCTACTTGTTGATTTTGATAGATCACCCGGCTTTGTTCTTGTCGGAATAAGCCCGGAGAATCGCGGACTCATGAGCCTTGTAAAACTCACGTCGCGCCTCGCCTCGCGGCATTGCTTCCAACTCATCAAGGATGGACGCGCCGGATTTCTCCGCCCCTTCCTTGCTCACCGGCTCCGGCAAGTCCTCCGTCGCGGCACAGTCAAAACCATGCTCCGCCAGGACCGCAGCCACCGACTTTGCTTCCGCTTCCATCATCATGACCGCCGCCGTGAATTTAGCCGCTTCCGCTTTCGCTTCGTCGCGTTCGTTCTTCGCGCTCGCAAGCTCACCTTTCAGGGATTCAACCTCCCCGGTCAGGCTTTCAATTCTCGCCACCAACTCGCCGCCGCGATTGGTCGCTTTCTTTTCCGTCGCGCCCTCGGGAGTCATCCCAAGTCGCGCCAGTAAATTCTTCCAGGCACTCGGCTCTTCCACCTCGCCGCCTTCTTCCTCCTCTTCCTCCTCTTCCATCACCAGGTCCTCCGGCACATGGTCAAAACGATTTTCAACCTTCCAGTCATCCAGACAAGCCGCCGCCTTGACCGTCTCCATAAGGGTATGGGCAAAGCCTTTCTCCACCGCTTCCCTGCCGTTCATCCACGTCTCCGCCGCCATCATCGTCCGGATCTCCCCGGCATCGATCCCGGTCCGCGCCGCGTAAAATTCCACGATGTCATCCCCCAGCTTGTCGATCAAGTCCGCCACGTCCCGCAGGTCATCGGATCCCCCGAAAGCTCCCCCCGAAACATTGTGAATCATGAGGTATCCGTTTTCCGGAATCTGCACCTCGTCCGCAGCCAGGGCCACCACGCTCGCCATTGAACAAGCCTGCCCCTCAATCCTCGCCGTCACCCGGGCCGGATGGCGCATCAACCCATTGGCAATCGCCCATCCGTCCAACACCTCTCCGCCCGGGGAGTGGATCCGCAGATCAATCGAATCGATCTCGCCCAGGCTTTTCAACTCCGCCAAAAAATCACTACCCGAAACATCCCATCCTCCAATCGGCCCCGTGATGTCGATCCGGGCCACCGATCCCGGCTCACCGTTTTTGACAGTTTCTCCCTCCGCCAGAGGGAGGGCCGACATTTTAAACCACGATTTCACGGACATGCTACGCCTCCCCTCCGTCAACTGACAACCCCGCAGCCTCCCGAAGCTCTTTCTCCCGCTGCTCTGCCCAAATCTTTTCCCGGATGATTTTCTCGCGCTCCTCTCTCCAGTCCCGACCCTGCCTTGAGAAAAACAACTCTTCCGAAAGCAACCCCTTCTCCAACTGGTCCAGCTCCAACTTCCCATCCCGGCCCCGGTCAATCGTCAGGTCCGCCTGGGGACTCCAGCTCGCCTTCCACCAGCAATCCACATCGGGCGGAGTTTCAATCCGGCCGGCCTTGATCTCCTTGGCCAAAAAATACATCCAGACCTTCTGACAATCCCTTTGCAATCTCGCTTGGCTGTCCTCCACGAACCGCCGCGTTTCAGCCATCACAAACCGCATCCCCGGTCCATTCATGCCGGACGCATCCCACAAAACTTCCGGGCTCACCCCGCCATGCGGCAACCCCCACGCCATGTCCCGAATCAACCACGACAACAACGCCATGACGTTCGGACTAGGCCTCGTATCGTTCATCGTTTTCAACGATTGCCCCGGCTTGAATTCTTGAAACCTCCCGCCTTGAATAAACTCATCCACCCCCAGGATCGTCCCGCTTTCGTCGGTCGATTCGATCCCATCCGGGAAGTCGCTCGCCCCGTCCCCATCCATTAAAATCTCCGCCGTCTCCGCCGCCGTCTCCAGGAACCCCGTCAGGTCCGCACCCAATGCCCCGGCATCTTCGCCCCCGCTTTGCTCGATCCACGCCCCGAACAAAGCCGCCACTTTGACCCCGTGCTTCGTGTCCGCGATGATCTCCACCATATCCATGAAATTCGCCACCGCATGAGCCAACCCGGACACCTGCCGGGGACGCCCCACACGCTCCTCGTCGGCATGATAAATACACCGATCCCGGGGAACCGTCCCCGCCGCCCGGCCCTTTCCATCCAGGATCCGAAACCCCGCCCGGCCTCCCGAACGATCCAAAAACACCCCGTCCACCAGGTTCCCCGGCTGGCCATCTTCCGCCTTCCCGTCGCCAATTTGAGCCGCCTCGTAACAAACCAACCGGCCCCCACCGTCCGCACCCTCTCCCAGCACCGACAAGCAATCGCCCGCCCTCAACTTCGATGTCCGAACCCACGCTTGCCAAGCCATGAAATCAAAACTCCCCGCCGCGTCAAACGCCCTCGGATGCGTAAACCGCGCCGTCATCCGCTCATCCACCTCCTGATTGAATTCCTCATTACAAGTCGATGCCCGCCCTTTCAGGTTCCCCACCAAACGCGCCACCCCACCAATCGACCGCTTCACAAAACCAACATTCTGCTCCGCCGCTTCAACCTTCCCCAAAATTTCCATCCGCTCCGATGGCGAAACCCGCTCTTTCGGATCCAACCGGGGCACGATCACCCGCCCGCGCCTCTCCGACTTCCGGGCCGCGTCCCAACTCGAAAGAGCTTTCAAAAGCTGCCCCTTCGACATCTTCTTGCCATCCCCCAGGCTCACCGCACCCGAAGCCCCCCGACCCCGGCCACCACGCTTTCCCCTCTTCCTCGACCTAGAACCTTTTGACGCCATACCGCGCCCCCGCCTCGTCAACCGTCAACCCCACCCCGTCCGGTCATTGTCCGGTCACTGACTCGACATCAAAACCCCGATCTTCCATGACTTCCAAAATCTTCTCCAGATAAACCGCTAGATCCATCGCTTCCTCTTGCGCATGTTGCACCCAATCCCGCAGAGATAAATCCTCCCGCTCCATCGAAACGCCATACTTCACCAACCCCATCTCCCGACGGGCCACAATTTTCCCGATTACTTTTTCCTCAATCGACATCAAAACCCCCAAACTCTCCGCGCAAAAGAAATATGCGACACCCCCGGATTCACCATCCCGGAAGCCCCCGCCCCAAGCCGCACCTTGTAATTGTAAGCAAGGCGATATTCCTTCAACTTCGTCTCCAACTCCTCTTCCCGATACTCCCCCGATGTCCCCGATTCCTTCATGTTCGCCGCCGTCACCACCACCCCACCATCCCGCGCATCTTCCAACAGGGCCGACGTCTCATCAATCTTGACGAGCAACTCCGCCTTCGTATATCGCCGCGCCAGGGAAATCACTTGATCAACAGAAACACCGGAAGCCATACCCCGCCCCCGCCACGTCAACCGCGCGAACAGGTCGATTCAGCAGACCCCTTCAGGGCTGCTGATCTTGGCTGTTCCCGGACCCGCTCCGCTCACGTCGTTTCAGATCGCTGGAATGCGGTTGGTTACACACCCATAAATTCCGTGTCATGGCTGGTATCAGTTTTGGGGATTTCAACGGTGCGATCTTGCACGTCTTCCGCTACGCTCTGCGTCAGGGATTCCGTTCGGAGTGCGGTTGTTAGTTTGCGGGCTGCTCGGTCTATTTCCGCAGCCGCCATTTCGTAAGCGTCTTCGATGGTCACCGCTTTCACTGCTCCAACATGTTCCTTGTTTCGGAATTTGGCTGCTCGTTCTTTGAGCTTTTCGACCAGCCGTTGCACTCCACCCCATCCTTGGTCCGGGAATGGCGGAGCCGTGGTGTGGTCAGTTGTGGCGTCATGTTTCCTCCCCGCTTCGCGGGTCCGGGAACAAGACGCAGGTGTAGACCCGGTGGAACTCACTCCCGCCAGTCGCTTGATTGCTTCCTTCGCGCCCAGGCCGTTCACTAAATTCTCAATTCGTTGTTTATTTTTCGGTTTCATAAATTCGCTCCTTCTGGTCATTCTTGTGTTCCATCGGGCACCACAGCTCCGCCATTGGCCTAATTACAGAGATTGCGGCAATCCTCCTCTTCCGGCCATTCTTCGCCGGGGCGCGGAGGTTCCTCTCCATCGATTGTGCGCTCCAGTTCGCGAGCACATCGCATGTAGGCATCAGCGACTCCCGCGATATGGTGTGAGGGCTTTCCCTGTTCCAGTCGTTTCCCGGCTACCTCATAGCGGGAATCCGCCATCTTCTTGAATCGGTCAACGAGCAAGGCCAACAAGTCCGTGGAGTCCAACACCGCTTTGCGGCTTGGTGATACCCACCCTTCCTTGTCGTCCCAAACGTCTCCAGGTTTGCTATTCTTGTTCATGATTCGTCGCGGTGTGGCTCACGAGTGGCGTTCCTCACCAACTCCAAATTCCTCCGCGCCGCCCGCTCCCTCTTAAAACCCTCCGAAGAAGCCCCCACAATCCTTCCATTTCGAGCAACGATCTTCCACCGCCACTCCCCTCTGACATCCCGGTAAAAAACAACCTTCATCCCTATCATCCCCGCCCCCCGTCAATCTGATTCATAAACCGCCGCGCCCATAAATCCCTCCCGATAATCGCCATTTTCACACAGTCCCCAATGTCGTTCCCCGGCTCCGATTCCCAACTCGTCCGACCATTCTTCCGCACCTGCCACTCATGACAAAACCCATCCAGAAAATCCTCATCCGCCGCCGCGTCCACCGGAAGCATCAACTCCCCGAACCTCTCCAACGGCTCCCCATTCTCATCCACCGCATCACGATCCAAGATAAACGTCCGATACAACATCCGCCGGTAAGCGTCGTCATCGTAGTGCAACACCTTCACCAACTGGTTTCCCTGCTCTTCCTTCTTAAACACCCTGCACGGCCTCCAGCTCAAAAGCTCGCCCCCGTTCCGCTGGTTTTGCATTCCTCCCAAACCCTTCGACGGATTAAAAAGCGGACTCAACCGCGCACAATTTTGCCGCACCTCAAATGTCCGGTGCCCCCCTTCGTCCGTCAAATTACACCGCACCGCCACCTTCCGACCATCCACCCCCATCGCCCCGGCCCGAGCCCACGCCACCAGGTTCTTCCAGGTCAAAAAATCTCCCCAGTCCGAAACCATCACATCGCCCTCCCGAGAATAACCCACCTTGACCGCCACCCATCGATCATCTTGCGTATCCGCAAACACTCCGGCCAGGACCGCCGGTTTCGGAAACTCCCCCCGCCGCCAATCGCCACATAAATCCCGCATCATCTCCGCCGATACCCGCCGCGAAACCCCCTCCTTCCACGGCTCCCCCAGTCGATCCTGAATAAACCCCTTCAGCTTCACCGGATTCCGACCCGCCGCGATTTTCTCCACCGCCAAATCCCCCCATCGACTCCCCTCCCACATCGCATACAGATCCGAATAGTGAAACGACATCACCCCGGGCAACCAACCCGGCACCCGCACCGTCTTCCCATCCCGCTCCTCCTCCCGGTAATTCGTCGCCCGTGCCTCTCCCCGCTCCAACATCCAAGCCTTCTTCTCTTCCGGAATCGCCGCCGCACAATGCCCACATTCGTAATACGTCTCCCGCCGCACCCGCTCCAAATCCAACTCCCCGAACTCGTCCCGCAAATGCTTATAGCGTAACTGCCCCAACTCCAACACCTGAAACTCCCCGCACTCCGGACACGGAAGGAAATCCTTGTGCTTCGTCCCCGTCTCATACGCCCCGAAAATCTGCCCATCCTCATCCGTCGGTTTCGAGAAACCAAATTGTTTCCCACTCATCGTCGCCTTCCCCCGGCTCCCCAGGAGGTGCAAGGTCTGACCTTCTTTTTTCGGCACCCGATGATTGTCCACCTCATCCACCACCACCAACACCACTCCCGGTTTACTCGCCATCTGCCCCACCGAACCGGCCCCCACAAACCAAACCGTCATCCCCGGCAACTGGATCGTCTCTCCCTTCAGACAATGCTCCGGAAGATTCCGCAACGTCTCCCGCATCTCCGGAACCCCCCAAAGAAAATCCACAAACCTCGCCGCCACCGATTCCGCATTGCCTTTCGAGTCGATGCCATAGACCACATTCCCCGGTCTCTCCACCGCACTCTTCGCCATCATCATCAGCGCATGGGCCGTCACCGTCGATTGACTCGACTTCATCCCGAAGCACTTCCGCCACTTCCGCCCCCGCCCCTCATCCGCAAACACCTCCATAAAACGGCAAACCGATTGCGTCATCTCCCGGGAGTAAGGACCCGCATAATCCGAATTCTCCGAATTCGTCAGGATGATATTTTTCTCACACCAGTCCCCGAACGACAACACCTCCCTCGAGGTCCACACCCGGTCCAACACCCCATCCACCGCGCCCGAAACAACGCCCCTCAATTCTAACAACATCTCATTCATCACTTTGAAAAATCGAACAGCCAAGATCAGCAGACCGTTTCACGGCTGCTGATCTTGGCTGTTCTGCTCATGAATCAGAGATAGCGAGATAATGGAAAGTTTCTCGCAATCAATCCCTGCTTTTTCTGCAATCCCAGACTTGAGGTGCAAATAATCATCGAAATTCAAAACCTCGTGAGATCGGTCCGCTATTCCGTCAATATAATTGACCGACCCAAATTCGCCTTGCGTGATCGCTGCGTAATGGTAGACCCAGGCAGAACAATACGGAGAACTCGAATCCTTAGATTCGCCGGAGTTGGTTTTCATTTCGATTGGTTTTTCTGTTTTTATATCACTCATAATTCGTTCGTTTCGGATCGGTGTCCTTTGACGTTCGGGTAAGGATGAAGCACAGGCCACCAGCCTCTCGGATCGAGCGTCACCAAAAAACCTTCAACAGCGGCAATGACATGAACTCCGCCAATATGACTCGGCCATTCATCCACGGGCAGCAAATGATTATCCAGGCGTTTCCACAGTTCCTCACTGGATTCATCGCGCCCTCTGTATATCGGATGCCATCGGTGAGATGGCTTGAATCCTTCAGGATTCCGCCTTGAATATCCTGTTAAAGCGTTTCTCCTGAATCGGATCAAACCCGAACAATTCTCGGATGGAGAAACCGCTGCCAGCGATGCCAACGGCGGGGAGTAGGATTGTTTGTGTGTCTCATTCATTACTTTAAAAAAATCTCACTCCCCTGCCAAAGCCTCCCTCAAATACTCATCCCACACCAGCTCCCAATCCTTCCCCGTCCGCGTCGCCATCAACTCATCCCGCGCCGCCCGACCCATCTTCGCCCCGCTGATCCTCTCCCTGATCTCTCTTTCTTTCGGCTCCCAAACCTTCCGGACCCATTCCCGCAACGCCTCGCCGGCCACCGCCAGGCAATCATCATTGCGTTGCACCGCCCGCTTCATCTCCGTAGCATCCCGCCACCTCTTTCGCGCCGCGTCCGCATTCCTCCCGGAATCCACCACCGCCCGATAGCACGCATGAGCTTCCTCCTCTTCCTGCACCACCCGGGCCAAGGTCAAAGGCAAACCCAATCGCGCCAACGCCCGCTCCAACAACTCCACCGGCCCCAGGTCAATCGACACCTCCGGAGCATCCGACAACCCCAGCTCGCGCCGCAATTCCTCCACCCGATCCAGCACCTTCCCCGACGGCTTCCGCCCCACATGAACCTTATACCACTCCACCAACAAAGCCGGATCACCCTCCCACAATGGCGGCACCTCCCCGCACTTCTCACCCTTCTCCACCCACCCCCGGATCGTCCGGGAATGCACTTGCCACCGCGACGCCGCCTGCATGATTTTCTCTTTATCAATCACTACACTCATCATTTTTTCCTACACTTCACAAGCCGCCACCTTATCCGCCACCACTCCCAGCTCCGTCACATACTGGACTTTCCGACATTCACTCTCGACCCATCGCCGCTTCTTCCGCGCCTTCCAATCCTTCCGGATCCCGAACAACTCCCGCGCAAAGGTCGGCATCTCCCGATGGTGCGGAACCACGTCGTTCAATTCACACCAATCGTTATACAGCTCGAAAATCTCATTCACCGAAACCATCAGCTCCGACTGGCCTTCCTTCTCTTCCAACCACCCATCCTTCAGGAACAAGGACAACCCGGCCCGATGCTTCATCAAGTCCCGTGTCGCCTCCTCGCTCCTCGAGGTATGCACAAATCTCCCACGCTTCTTCAGTCTCCGATATCCCTCCAGAGCCCAATTCAAGATCCCCGGAAGCTCCGCCTTGAACCTCTCCTGAAACCCATACTCCCGATCCTTCGCCGCAATCACCTTGTCAAAATTGATTTGAATAAACCTCCTCTCAAACCCTCCCGATGAATCCGGAGTTGCCGCAATCACATTCGATTCCATCACCAACCTCCCCTTCGGCCGGAAGTCAAAACCCTGCCCATACTTCACATCCACCGACACCGGATCCCCCGACACAATCGCCTTAATCAATCCGATATGAGTAAACGATTTCGTCGTCAGTTCCTTCGCCAGATACAACGACTTCCCGACGAGTTGACTCCGCAAAAAAGGATTGTCCAATTCGGTCAACTCCAATGCCACCTTGTTATCACTCCCCACCAACCATTCCAACACGTCAACACAAGTTGATTTCCCCGTGCCACCATCGCCATAAAAGAAAAAGAATGAGTGATAGTTGATATCCCCCCCCAGGCAATACCCAAACACCTCTTGAATCTGCGACACCGTCTCTTCGTCATCGTGCCTCCCCGCCAGCCACTTCTTCCACTCCGGACAATCCGCACCCGGCACATACGGATGAGGAATCTGCACCGTCGTCAAATGGCCGTGCCGATGCGGATAAAGGATCCCCTTCTCCACATCCAACAACCCATTTGCCACCGGGAAACACCCTTCCGGCACGCTGTTCAATTCCTCCGGAAATTTTACCCGCTCCGATGTCGCCAGCTTCACGATCGATGACACCCGACCCGAATTCAGCACTTCCTCGCCACCTTTCTGCGAAGTCAGAACCCGCCGCACCTTCCGGTCAATCCACGTCTTCTCCCGCACCTTCGACCAGATCCCCGCCCGACCGTTCCACTTCCAAAAATGGTCGCCACAATAAATCAGATTCTCCGACCGAACCAAGGTCCTTGCCAGTCGATCTTCCAGGACCCGATACCCGCCGCGGCCACCGTCAGCCACCAAACCCGAAAACAAATCAAGGTCTTCCAACCCCGCCCGCTCCGCCGCCGCCATCAGGTTCCCCCGTTGCTCATCAATCATCATCCCCACCTCGTCACAATAGTCCCGCCAATCCGACACATCGTGACCCGGCTCCGCACCACTCCACAAATCATCCAGGAGCAACACCCCCACCCGATCACACACCTCGAACAACTCCCGCGCCACCTTCTCCGCACCCTCCAATCCCGGGCCATCGAAGTCCGGCACCACCACCACCCAACGATCCCGGAAGAATTTCGCAAACGAATCCTTCCACTTCCCCGCCCCCATCGGAAACGTCGTCGCTACCACGTCCCGACCGTCTTCCGATAACTCCTCCAACCGCTCCACATCCTTTTCCCCCTCCACCAAAAAAATCGGCTCCACCCGATCACTCGCCAGGATCTCCGGCACCCGGTAGGGCACCGTCCTCACGTCCTTCAACGAATAAACCCACTCCCCTTCCTCCACCGTCACACCCGGACGACGTTGCCGGAAATTCTTCGGCTCATATCGCAGCGTTTCATGAAGCACCCGCCCCGACTCGTCCTTGTATTGGTAAATCTCCACCACCTCACCCAGTCCACCACCCGATGAAGTACGACCCTCACTAGACTTCTTCCCGGTCAATGGCTTCCCCGCCACCCGCTCCGCAAGCGATGGCTTCTCAACCAACGCCCCCACCGGCTTCACCGGATTCTCCGGCACCTTTCGCATCGGTCGATCTCCCCCACCGGTCCCCCAGGGCACCCCCGCCAACTCATGATAAATCTTGATCGCCTCCCGATTGTCACACCCCCGCGCATGCTGAATCAGCGTCACCTCATCGCCACCATCTCCCGACCCGAAATCTTTCCAGAGCCCCACCCCACCATCGATCTTCAAAGAACAAGATGGCGTTTTCTCCTCCCGGAACGGAGCCAAAACCTTCACCGCCGCCGGACCACCGGCCCAACTCGAAACCTTCTCCGCATCCGGAAGCCCCAGCTTCCCCCACAACACCCACAAGGGCAACCTCGCCCGACAATCTTCAACGCTCATTTTTTTCTCTTCTTAATTCTGTGTGTTTAAAATTCCGTTAGAAAAGGTCGATTCAGCAGACCCTTTCAGGGCTGCTGATCTTGGCTGTTGTGCAGAAATTTGGAACTCCGCTTCTCAGATCGTCTCCTTTCATAATCCAGAGCCAGCCCCATAGCCCAAATTCCCAGAAGCATACCGAAAGCCATTGAAATGACCGCGCACCCAAACAAAATACCTAAAAATTCAGAATGAGAAATAGTGATCATGGATTCATGCTGGTTTGGCAGATAGTCGGTGCCGTTGCGTTTTCTGGATTGGTTTCCGCGCTGCTGAGAAAAGTAGTTGAGCAATACGTTTCTGCACCACGGGCTCTAATCCTGTTTGGGTGTCTGACGATTATCATATCCACCATTTTAGTTGCGACACAGGCCATCAGTAACGGCCCAATTAACATACATATCGGCGCCCCACCTCCCTGAATGAAGATGCACAACAAGGCGTGCGAGGCAACGCGCGGCAACGTCCTTCTTTGAATTCGATCTTTCATTTCGCGCGTGCCTCCACATCGACGTTCTTAAAAAGCCCCCCAATCCCCGGTGCCTGATCCACCATCGGTTTCACTTTCGCTCCCATTGTCTCAACCCACTCTCTCCCCCGGACACCCAAACCACGCAAATCCACCCCAGGCTTACTCCCCTTCTTCCTCAACAACCGCACCGCATCACCCTCTCTCCCAAGGGCAAGATTAACCTCCGCCCGCCAACAAACATACAACCACCCCGCCCGAGTCCCACCCGGAAACTCCGGACGCAACACCGCCTCCAGCTCCGCCACATCCTCCGCCGCCAGCAACTCCACCGGCCCATACACCCAATCATCGATCACCCGACGGATCACCGCCCGATACGCCAAGCGGATTGGAGATTGCGTTTCCCATCCCTCACTCACGCCACCCCCCCTTCTCCTACCGCACCAATCACCGGGCGCCAGATTTTCACCGGAGCCAACACCCTCACCAAAGTCACCCAACCAACCGGAGGATCCAGAGGATCATCCTTCCGCCACACCTCAAAACCGACAGCCTTGAAAAACTCCACCGCGCCCGGAGCCTCATCATAAACGCCCACATCAACCACCGCCAGAGCCGCCCCCGACTCCGCCGCGATTTTACAAGCCCGATCCATCAGCACCCGACCAATCCCATCACGCCGATACCCAGGAGCCACACAAAGCCCCCCGATCCTCGCCAGCCCACCCTCTGAAGGACGAATCACCACCATCCCCCGGCAAGCCCACCGATCCCGCCATTGCAAGACCACCCGACGCTCCCCACAGTCCCAGGTTGTAAATTCCTCGAACATCAGGAAACCCTCCCGCGCCAGAATTCCAGAACCCCGAAAGCCGATGCCAACCGGATCCCCCCACGGTCATCCACCGCCAACCCCTCCAGACACCACCACACCACCACCGGAAGAAACGTCTCAAACTCCGACAACACAAACTCATCCAACTCCCCGGGATCAATTCCCAGAAGCCTCTCCGCAGACAACCGCCAATCCGAACCCGAAAAATCCAGCACATCCACCGCCAACCGGGCCGCGTCCGCCCGAAACTCGACCGACAACAAAAGCCAAGGATTCCACTCACTCTCTCTCGTCACCAGCTCCGCCGGAACCTCCACATCGACTCCGCCGGAATCATCCTCCTTGTCCGAATCATCATCCAACTCCCGACCCTTCAACCTCGCCCCCAACACATACTCCTCCCCCGACTCCTTCCGGCCCCGCTCCGCATCCTCCACCAGCGAACGGTCCACCACTCTCCGGACATTCCCGCACCCCTCTTGATAACCCCCCACCGGCACCACCAGAAGCGGCACCCCATGAAGCTTCGCCAACGTCCCCCAAGTCACCGCCGCATCTTCCGGACGCGCCGCCAATCCCCCCACCTGATCCGTCTCCAACTTCCAGGGCGAAACCGCCTCACCATAAGGCCGGACATATTTTGCCCAGTCCGCCGGATCATCCAAAAACATACACCGCTCAAAAGCCTCTTGCCCACTCACTCCAGACACCCATGACCGCCATCCTTCCAGGTTCCTGCGGGGCTTCTCATACTTCTCCACCACCATCCGATTCACCTCCTCATCAGAAAGCACCTCCCCCAAAGAAAGCACCGTCTGACCCAACGACTCCCGGACATCCTCTTCCTCCACCTCCATCACCCGGCGAACCGATGACAACCGCACCAACCCCTTCCCCACTGCGTCCCGCAATGGCTCCGGAGCCAATTTCAGATTCAGCCGATCCTGAACCCAGGACACCCCCCGGCCCAACTTCTTCCCCACCAAATCCGCATCCCATCCCGTCCGCTCCGAAAGCCTCTCGACTCCCTCCGCCGACTCCACCTCAGACAACCCGGCCCGCTGGTCATTCTCGACAATCTGAATCTCCAACACCTCCTCATCCGACAACTCCCGAACCAAACAAGGGACCGCGCCCATCCCCAACAACTTCGCCGCCCTCCATCGCCGCTCCCCGGCCACAATCTCCAACACCCCATGCGCACAAGCCCGGACAATCAGAGCCTGCTGAATCCCCACCTCCTTCACCGACGCCGCCAACGCCGCCAACTCCCCATCATCAAAATCACGACGCGGATTTGTCGGGCTCTCCGACAAAAGATCCACCGCCACCATCTTCACTTCTTCATTCTTCTCACTCATCTCAAAAATCACTTCCTTCAAATTCACTCTACACTCCCACTATCAAAACTCTTCAACGCCTCGCGCATCAACCGCAACGGCCTCCGGGCCGCCCCCAGGCAATGCTCACAAGGATGAATCGCAATCACCTGCTCCACCTTCGCCGCTCCCGTTATCGAACCATCAAATTGACCGCCTGATTTAGGCTTGTCATAACTCGCATTCAAAGGATTCCCGCAATCCGTGCAGACCAGGACCGACACCAAATGCGTCCGCCCGAAATCCTTCATCTCACGCGGCACACTCATCGCGACCTCCTCTCACCAACCTCACACCGCTCCCGCCGCATCACCAGGAACAACAAAACCCCAACAATAAAAAATAATTCACTCATATCAAAATCTCTATCTTAAAACTAAAATCATTCCGAACATGTCAATTCAGCAGACCCTTCCAGGGCTCCTGATCCTTGACTGTTCGCTGTGGAATAAATAAAACCTTGATGACTTCTCATGTAGCCATTGTCGTAGAGTCGATCAAAAACCACGCCTTCAGCCGTCGTAAGACTGTGCCAGTCTCGACCGTGCCAACATTCAGCAATTAGTGTTTCAATCGACTTCAGCGAACAAGGCAGCTCACGCGAATCCTGCTCTCTTTGTGGTTGATCGGTCGGTTTCTCAGTTGATAGGGTATTACTCATGATTCGGTAGGGTTAGATTTGTCGTCGCAGGATCGGTGGCTTGGGTCGTTCCTCTTCCTCCCCCGCGCCACCGCCGCCGTCTTCCTCCTCTGTTCCTCGCCCTGTTGCCATCCCGCCCGAAGACTCCCACCCGCTTGCTCAATCGGTGCATTGCACTCCCGCCGGACCCTCTTGCTTGTCCAAGTCCGACTCTCCCCCAGCGCACGCGACAAACTCCGCACGCTCCACCCCTCCAGCTCCCAGTGATTAAAAAACAACCCGAACGCCAGGACCCGCTTGCCCAGGTCATCCACCCCGGGAGCATCCCAAAACCAACTCCCCAACACCCGACGCGCCACCGCCGCGCCCTCATCTCCACCCAACTCCCCCAAAACTCCCCGCATCACCACCACTCCCGGGACAAATCCTTTCTCAAAACCAACCGCCCGAGCCAAGGCCAGGACCCGACCCCCAACCGCTGCCACATCACAATCCCGCGACCACCCCTCCAAACACCTCGAAATCATCACACTCATCACCGCCGCCCGCACCCCGGGATCCTCGCCGCCCGATTCCGCATCCTCCAAAATCTCCGCCGGGCTCCGCCGCTCCGCCCCAAACACACTCCACCCACTCTCGCCGCCGGATTTAAAGTACGACGAATCCAAGACTTCCGCCTCGATCGTTTGGCCGGTCCGCTTCATCGCTCGCCCCCCTTCACCGGATCATACTCCCATCCCCGTTCCTTCATCTCCCGCACCGCCTGCCGAAACTTTCGACCAGACTCCGGGCAACATTCATCGACCCACAAAACCCCCTTCGTCACCGTTGAATGATCCCGCCGAAAATACTTCCCGATCTCCGTCCGACTCATCGCCAACATCCCCGCCGCCGCATTCCAAATCACTTTCCGCACCATCGCCGCCTCACAACCCACCCGACGATTCCCCGAAACCAAAACCCCCCGCCGTTGCCGAAACAAATAGGCCGCGCAATCCACAATGTAGTCCAGGTCAATCCCGGGATTCCCCCCAACTTCCGCCCGAAGTTCATCGATCAACATTTTCATCCCCGCCTCCTCTCCAGCTTCTCCGGCCTCACCGGCTCATTATTCCCAACCAGCCCCGCCAACTCCTCAACCACTCCCACCACCTCACCCAACTCCGCCGCATCCTTCCCCGTCACCTCCCGAACCGCCTGAAACGCCACCCGATAATTCACCCCATCTCTCCGAATCGTAAAAATCCGCCACTTGGGAGACTCCTCCGAAATATCCCCATCCTTCAAAACATACTCCAACCGCTCATTCAACGCGCCCGTGTAAAGAGCCGCGAACGGCTTGAATTGCCCCACGCTCACTTCGCGCCCCCTTTCCCACTCTCTCCGAATCCCTGCCACCGCCGGACCGAACCAGCCGTCACCAAAACTTTCCCAACCCCCGGGCACCTCTCAAAGACTCCATCCTCGATCATCCGGTAAAGCATCGTGTCAGACAGCCCCGTCTCCTCCATCAGCTCCCCGATTCCCAACGGAGCCGTCCGCGCCGGAACAATCATCCCCCGCTCCTCCAACGCATCCAGAATCCCATGCACCAGGGCGGAATCTTTCGACACATCCAGAGGCAACGCCACCGGAACCGAAACCGAAGAAGCCCCCGCACTCATGCCGCGGCCCCCTCTCCTTTCAACTCCCTGATCTCCTCCTTCAACTCCAACTCCCGTTCCCCGGCCACGATTGCCTTCAACGGGCAATCCTTCGCCCGCCGCCGCATCATCGCCACCGTCTCCAATTCCTGTTGGAGTAATTCCAACCTCACTTTCTGTTTTTCACTCATCGTTTTTTCGTGATGAACGAACTATTCGCACTATCCGAATCTGACGGCAAGAAAAAAGTTGTCCTTTTTTGAATTTTTCGTTACAAGCGAAACATGAGCAATTCAGCAACAACCCTCCAAAACATTATCCGTCAGTCTTTTGACGGGAAGAAGTCCGCCCTCGCGAAAGCCGCAGGAGTAGCACCGCGCGTTATCACCCGACTCACCCAGGACCAAAGTTTCACCCCCGAAACCCTCCGAATCATCGCGAGCGCGTTACTCCCCAGCGATGCCCGCACCCTCGCCCTAGCCGCCTGCCGGGACCTCCTCCCGCCAGAACTAGCCGACGAGGTATCGCTCGACCAATCATCGATCCTTGCCGAGCACTCCCCCATCTACAATCTCACCCCCGTCGATGACAAATCGGAGGAGATCCTGGCCAAACTCCGCACCCTCATCGCACGCGACCCCGAAACCCGGGATTGGCTCCACCACCTCGCCGAATGGATCTTTCCAGAGTAACCCAGCGGACAGGGTGGACAGGGGGACAGGGTAGAATCGACAAACCTTATATACGTGACGAGAAACCCCGAAAACACGACTTTACACAACCATAAGTTTTCACCCTTTCTAGGGTGGACCGTGGAATTTAACAAAAGCAGTAGCCAGCAAGCCATTGAAAAACAAAGACTTAACCCACGGACAGGGTAAGGACACCCACCCCCTCGCAGACAGGGTAAAACACCCCCACCCTGTCCAACCCACAAAACCCACCAGCCGCCGGACAGGGTAACCGGACACCATAGCACCCCCGAAGCACCCCTACCCTGTCCGCAAACCCAGCAGCAGCAGACCGCGAATTTCAGAACCAAACCAACCTCAAAAAACACCCGCATCATGAGCAAAACACCCAAATCCGTATCCCGCGCCCTCGCCCGACTCGACAAACCCACCCGCAAGCTATTCCACCAGGAACTCCGACCGGAGCAAAAATCATTCATCCTCGCCTTCTTCGCATGGTTATTCCTCGGCTGGCACTATCTCTACCTCCGCCGCCCTGGCACCCAGCTCGCCTTCTGGATCACCGCCGGGGGTCTCGGCCTCTGGTGGTTCCTCGATCTCCTCCGCCTCCCCGGCCTCATCCGCAGACACAACCACACCGTCGCCCGATCCCTCCTCGCCCAGTTCCTCCAACTCCACCCAATATCATCCCCACCCAACCCCAAAACCCCCTAAACTCCCAACCCCACCCAACATCCCCCAGGAAAAACAATCCCCGCCCCCATCCCACACAAGCATCATGCGTCTTCT